TTTGTTTCTCCGCGTTCTTCTAAATCTTTAATTACATCTACATATTTTCCCGCTTGGGCGCTAGGTCGTAATCCTTATTGGCAAGAAATAGCAGTATCTCACTCAGACGATCTGGCAACTAAGTTTGGTAGAGCTATTCGTGATATAATAAATACCACGGCATACAATACAATCTTCCCAAAAGTAAAAATTCGAAAAGATAATAGAGCTGCAAACTCCTGGGCGCTAGAAGAAGGGGGCAAACAAGCTGGAAGTTTTTTAGCAGCTGGTTCTGGATCTGGTATTGCAGGTTTTGGTGCACACTTAGCTATCATTGATGACCCTATATCAGAGCAAGATGCGTTTTCAAAGACTAGAAGAGAGCAATTAAACGAGTGGTATTCTTCTGGTTTACGTACAAGACTTATGCCAGGAGGAAAAGTTGTGCTAGTTATGACAAGATGGCACGAAAATGACCTAGCTGGTCACCTTTTAAAGCAACAAGAAGCGTCACCACTAGCAGATAAGTGGTCTGTTGTGCGAATACCTGCAATAAATACTGCAGAATCTGCAAAACAATTAGAAAAAGCTAGAAACTTTTTGATAGATCAAGGGTATTTACAGGAATCTTACCCCAAACCTAAGTTAGGTCACTCTTTTTGGGAGGCACCTGACCGTGAAAATGGTTTTTGCTGGGCAACAGAGGACATAATACGTACAAAAAACAATACACCTGCTTTTAAATTTGATGCATTGTACTTACAAAACCCATCATCGGAGACTGGGGGCATAATACAGGTAGATTATTGGCAAGATTGGTCTAGTGAAGACCCTCCTCAGTGTGATTTTATAATACAATCGTGGGATACTGCGTTTTCTACTAGAACAACAGCAGATTATTCTGTAGTTACTACGTGGGGTATATTTAAAAAAGATGAACTTAGTTTAGCTAACATGGTTTTACTGGGTATGGAGAAAGGTCGCTGGGATTTTCCTACACTCAGACAGAAAGCCGTAGATAAATTTATAAAACACAAGCCAGATTCTGTGGTTATTGAGAAGAAAGCTTCTGGTCAATCATTAATTCAAGATTTAAGATTAGCAGGTTTACCAATTCAAGAGTATCAACCTGATAGAGACAAAGTAGCTAGAGCATATGCAGTAAGTTCTTTGTTTCACAACTCTAGAATCTTTGCTCCTTTATTAAAAAACTGGGCAAAAGAAACTGTAGAAGAGTGTAGACAGTTTCCATCAGGACCCCATGACGATATTGTGGACTCTGTTACACAAGCAATATTATACGTTAGAAATGGTGGTTACTTAGAACACAGTGATAATTCATGGCTTGACTTAGATGAGTCAGCAGTGTATAATAGAAAACGCAGACGTTATTATTAAGGATTGATACATGGCAGTAGAAAAACAAATTGATATTACAGAGGGAGATAACCTATCTCTTTTTGAAGATTTACCAGAACAAGCAACAGAAGTAACAGAAACACCTGATGGGGGTGCTGAAGTTACAATAGAAAACAAAGCGTTAATGGAAGAAGCAGACGCTATGGGTTTATTTGATGATAATGAAACAGATCCAGAAGCAATGCAGCATGATGCTAATCTTGTAAAATTTATAGATGAAAAAGAATTAGGATCTATTGCAAGTGAGTTACAAGATTCTTTTGAAAGAGATAAACAATCAAGAGATGAATATGATTCTATTGCAGAAGAAGGAATAGAATTATTAGGATTCAAAGCAGAAGATAGTGACGAACCTTTTCCAGGAGCTTGCGCATCTTCACATCCAGTATTATCACAAGCAGTCGTAAAGTTTCAAGCAAAAGCTTATAAAGAATTATTTCCTACAGAAGGACCAGTACGCACTCGTATAGTTGGTTTACAAACACAACAAAAAATGGAGCAGGCTAATCGTGTGCGCCACTTTATGAATTATCAAACACAAATTCAAATGCCAGAGTATGGTCCTGAATTAGATCGTTTATTATTTTACGTAGCGTTATACGGTTCTGCTTTTAAAAAAACATATTGGGATGTTAATTTAGGTAGACCAAGAACTGAATATATTAAAGCACAAGATTTTTATATAGACTATTATGCATCTGATTTAGAAAACGCTGAAAGATTTACTCACAAGTATTCAATGTCTATGAATGAAATTAAAAAATTTCAAATGGCTGGAACATTTGCAGACATAGATGTTAATTCAAGTCAGATAGATGAAACATCAGCAGAATCTTCATCTGATGAAATACTAGGTGTTACAAAACCTTACGGTGATACAGATCGTGTAGAAATTTTAGAGATGCATGTTAACTTAGACTTACCAGGATTTGAAGATCCTAATGGTTTAAAACTTCCATATGTAGTGCACATGACTGATGAAGGAAAAATTTTAGCAGTTAGAAGAAACTGGAATGCTGAAGACATGAAAAAAGAAAAGAAAATGTACTTCACACATTACTACATGATTCCTGGTTTAGGTTTTTATGGTTATGGTTATCTGCATTTAATTGGTGGATTAACTAAAACAGCAACTTCATCAATGAGACAATTAATAGATGCTGGAACATTTTCAAATTTACCTGGTGGTTTTAAAGCTCATGGACTTAGAGTATTAGCACCAGATGAACCTATTGCTCCTGGTGAATGGAGAGAGGTTAATAGTCCTGCAGGTGATTTAGGTAAATCATTACAACCTTTACCATTTAAAGAACCTTCAGGAACTTTATTTAATTTAATGCAGTATGTCGTAAATGCTGCTAAAGAGTTTGCTGACTCGACCGACAATATAGTAGACCAAGCTTCAAACTATGGTCCAGTCGGTACAACTATGGCTCTGCTTGAGCAGAGTTCTAAGTTGTTCAGCGCTGTGCACAAGCGTCTGCATAACGCTCAATCCAAAGACCTGCGAATCTTAGCGAGACTAGATTTTGAGTATCTTCCTGATCTGTACCCGTATGAAGTCGCAGGTGGTGCACAGCAAGTTTTTAGAAATGATTTTAATTTAAAATCAATTGATGTCTTACCAGTATCAGATCCTAATATGCCAACTGAAGCACATAGGATTGCTAAGATAAATGCTATTATGCAAATAGCTCAACAAAATCCACAAGCATATAACATGGAACAAATTGGTATGGAACTATTTGCAGCTATGGGTATTGACGAACCACAAAGATATTTAAAACAAAGCATGCAACCTATAACAGCTGACCCTGTTACTGAAAATATGGCAGCTATGAAGGGGGCACCTTTAGCGCCAAGACAAGATCAAAACCATGATGCGCACATTGTAGCGCATGCTGCTATGCTTAATAACGTAGCATATAAAGAAAATACTGTAATGCTTCAAGCTTTATCCTCACATATACAAGATCATATGGCTATGAAATATAGAGGTGCGGTAGCTCAAATGATAGGCGACCCACAAATAGTTCAAGCTATGATGTCAGGACAACCACTACCTCCTGATTTAGAAAATCAAGTAGCTTTACTTACAGCCAATGCTTCTGATTCTATTATGAAGTTAGATGAAGAAAAACAAAAAATTATGTCTGGTGAAAAGAAAGATACAGCAGAACAACAATTAGATTTACAAAGACAAGATTTAGAATTACGTAAAGCTAAGTTAGCATTAGATGCTAAAAAACATCAAGACGAAATATCTTTAGAAGAAGCTAAAGTTATGATTAATGATGAAAATACAGACTTAGAAAGAGATCGTAAGATGGCAGCAGATGCTATGGATATGGCTAAGTCTGGAATAAAAGATGCAAAGATAATGATTAAAAAAGATATCATGTAATGGCTGCAGATCCTAGACTAAAACGTGCAGGAGTAAGTGGTTATAACAAACCTAAACGAACTCCTAATCATCCAAAGAAATCTCATATCGTAGTTGCTAAAGAAGGCAACAAAGTTAAAACAATTAGATACGGACAACAAGGAGCTAAGACAGCTGGTAAACCTAAAGCAGGAGAGTCAGCTAGAATGAAAGCTAAACGTAAATCTTTTAAAGCTAGACATGGTAGAAATATTGCAAAAGGAAAAATGTCTGCAGCATATTGGGCAGATAAAAGTAAATGGTAATGAAAGAGTTTAGATTATTATTTTTTATATTATTAGCTTTTGGATTCGTAGCTATTGCTACAGATACAAAAGCTGAAACCAATACAGTATCTTCAACTGTAGTTACAAACTCAACACCACCTACAGCAAATGCACCATCTATAATAAATTCTAATAGTGATATATGTAAAGTAGGCGTTGGCGGAAGTGTACAAAATAATGTACTAGGTGTAGCTACAGGTATATTAGTAGATGATGAACTTTGTCAAAGTTTAAAACTATCTCGTTCTCTATACTCAATGGGAATGAAAGTTGCAGCGGTATCAGTTTTATGCCAAGACCCAAGAGTATTTGATGCAATGACTGATGCAGGAACTCCATGCCCATATAATGGAGCTATAGGTACAGAAGCACAAAATTCTTGGATGGATAATCCAGATGATATTCCAGACGGAAGTAAATATAAAAAAGATTATGTGCAGGCAAGTAAGCCTGTAAAAGGAGAGATGAGTGATGCAGGTCATATTGCACTTTATAAGACTTTGTTCCTTATTACTACTGGTCTCCTCTTATTCTAAAGCAGATACCTGCTTACCTAATCACGAAGGTCTTTGTGAGCCAGGTGTTAATATAACAGAAGATACACAAGTAGAAGTTACTGAAGAAGACAAAGGCACAGAAATTGTAACTACTACAACTACTACAGTCACAACAACTACACAAACTATTACAAACGAAAACTCTGGTGATATATTAGATGGTAGTAATGGTTATGTATCATCTAGTCAAGAAGGTGATATGGATATTGACTGGGGTGGTCAAGGTCCTGCTAGTATGCCTACAGGAAATAATTGTTACGGGTTAGGCTCAGATAAATGTGCAGCTATTACTGGATCAGGTAATAGTACATCAACAATGGGTGTATCTGGAATGGGTACTACATTTATACAGACAGTAGACATTTCTGATTTAAATATAAATAATGGGGGAGAAGTTAAATATACAATAGAGGTAGATAAACAAGATGCTCAAGATAGAATATACATGCACATTACAGGACTTAACGGAAATAGTCAAATCTTTTCAGGAACTGACATACTGTCTGAATCTGGCGTTGCATCAGGTTACCAGTCATACAATGGGTCTTTCGATTTCAGTGGTGTTTTAAACAAAGTAACTATTGAAGTTGGTGGCAGAGATATTAATTTAGCAGTTGGACCTGTTTTTGATGATGTTACAGTAAACGTATTTTATAATGTTATTAATACAATTATTACACAACATATTACAACATTAGAAGAAATTTATTATTTAAACATATTTGATCCAACAGAAATAGAATTTGTAGAAGAAGTATTTGAATTCAATGATATAGTTGTAGATGATGGTATGATAGACTTTGCTCCTATTGAACCAGAAACAGAAGAGATATCATACGAATCTGTAGAGCTGGAGATTGATTTTGAAATGGATTTTAATATAGAGTTTGCACCTCCTCCACCACCAATGGAAATGCTACCACCTCCTGATATGGAAATGAATATGCCTATTAATATAGAAACAGTAGAAGCAGAAATAGAATTACAGTTAGAGGATTTACCTCCACCTCCAGATATGGTAGTATCAGTAGAAGAAATTCCTGAGCCTGAAATGGATATGCCAGAAACAGAAATAGAAGAAGGTCCTCCTAATATAGAAGAGGTAAAAGAAATACCAGTAGAAGTAGAAGAAACTATAGATGAACAACCAACAGAAGAAGAAACAATCGAACCCGATAGCGAAGCTACTGAGGAGCCCGTTGTGGAAGTTGAGGATAGTACCGAGCAAGAAGAAGTACAACAGGAAAAAACTGAAAAACCAGAAAAACCTGTAAAGGAACCTAGTGCTAAAGAGAAAGCAGCTACTAAAATAGTAAAAAAGATTGATGATAAAGCTAGATATGATGATGCAGCTCAAATGAAAACATTAATAGTAATGCAAATCTTAGGCAATACTAAAACATTTTTTGATACTCAATCAACAATACAAGATACAAATGTTAATGAGTATTTAAATAAAGTAATAGATGATCAGTATGGTGATCTATTTATAGCAGAACAAGGACAAATAATGGAGGATATAATAAATGCCCAGTATTGAGTATTCGGGAATGAAGATAACTGGAGGAAAGATGTTTGCCATTCTTACTTTGTTGTCTGCTCTCGGAGGAGCCGCATGGACAGGCTTTACTTTTTATCAGGATTATCTTGATATGAAGGAAAAAATAATTATGTATACGGAACCTGATCTATCATATTACGATGAGCAACTAGCAGTATTAAAATCAGAAATAGATATGATACTAGATGAAATAACACTAGTAGCTGACGTAGCTAAAGATTTAAAGAATGATATGAAAGCAGATCTACGTCAGATGAATGGTGATATTAGACATATTACAGAAATTGTAAATGATGTAGAAGATAGACAGAAAGAAGATGCTAGAGAACTTCTAGATGAAATGAAACTACTAGAAGAAAATCTTGACTTAAAAATAAATAAAGCTTTAAGTAATCCTTTATCAGGGTTGACATCTAAGAAGTAGTTACTATATAATACCTATATAGCTGCCGTAAGGAGCTAGTAAACTTTGCTTTCAAAGGAGGTATATTATGACAAGCTTAGAACAATACAATCCGTTTTGGATAGGATTTGACAATATATTCAATAGGATGGATTCTTTAGAATACACATCATTTCCACCATACAATATAAGAAAGATCGACTCTGAAAACTATGAGATCGAAATGGCTGTTGCTGGTTTTACTAAAAAGAATGTAAAAGTAAAGTATGCAGAAAATACTTTAACTATTACAGGAACTAAAAAAGACAAGCAAGATGCAGATAAACTAATACACAAAGGAATATCAGAAAAGAACTTTACTAAGAAGTTTGAATTAGCTGATGACTTTGTAGTAGAAGACGCAGGGTTGCAAGACGGACTACTTTGTGTTAAACTTAAAAAGATAATTCCTGAAGAAAAGAAGGAAAAGATTATCGACATTAAGTAATCTTACTTTCGGGGGTGTCTTTAAAGGTGCCCCCTTTCAGAATTACAGGAGAACAAATGTTAGA